ATGGAAGAGTTCATCGATCCGCGCGGCGTCACCTGGACACCACCGACGGCATACGCTTATGCGCAGGTGTGCAGCGCGCTTCATCAGGCCCGCGAAAAACTGACGCTGGCAGGCATCGAATAGGGGCGAAAAAAACTTTCAATAAATCGGTTGACGACATGCGATAGTTTAATTACTATCTTCATCAACGGCGACACGGGTCGCCCACTTAAGCCAACAGGAACAACCATGAAAAAGTCACTTTTAGCCGTTGCAGTCTTCGCCGTGTTCGCCACCAGCGCCAGCGCTCACAACGTGCCAACTTCGTATGACCTGGTTCAGGATGGCCGCATCGGCTCACTGGCCGACCGTGCAGGCAGCGCGCAAAACTCAGCTGATGCTGCTTATGCGCTGGCTAACACCAAATACACTGAAGGCGCTGGCAAGGCGCTGGAACTGGAAGTAAAAAACAAAGTCAGCCAGGCGGACTTCAAAGCCGACCAGCAGCGCCAGGACAACATCACGAACAGCATCGGCGGACAGGTAACCATCCTCAACGGCCAGATGAAAGGCGTTAATCAGACCATCGCTGACAACACAGCAGCGCAGGCAAAGACTGATGCCGGTCAGGATCGCCGCATCGACAACAACGACGCGAAAATCGGCGTGGTACAGGGTGAAGTTCAGGACAACCGCCAGAACATTCAGGCCGGTGCAGTTCGTATGGACGGCATCGAAAAACAGGCTGGCATTCTGGACCAGCGCGTCGGCGGGACCGAAGTTCGCCTGGACAAGGCCGAAGGGGGCATCCGCGAAGTCAACACCCAGATGACCAGCGACCGCCAGCAGCGTGTCGATGGTGATGTCGCGCTGAATACCCGCATCGAACAGGAACAGTCAAACCGTGCGACGCAGGATCGCGTGATTACTGACCGTGTGCGCAAGGAAGAGACGAACCGCGCATCCGCTGATGCTGGTCTGTCTGCCCGCATCGATACCAAAGTCGATAACGGCGTTTTCACCCAGCGTTCAGCTGTCGTTGACCAGCGCTTCGTGGATACCCAGCAGCGCATCGACACGAACAAAGCCGAACAGGCGAAGGTAAACAAGGCCGTTGCCAGCACGCTGGATAACCACGAACAGCGCCTGTCAGCTGTTGAGCAAAACACCAATAGCAAATTTGCCAACATCGACAAACGCATCGACGAAGTGAAAGACGAAGCGCACGCCGGTGCAGCGTCTGCCATGGCCCAGGCAAACATTCCGCAGGTGATGGAGGCAGGGGAATTCGGTGTGGGTGCCGGTGCTGGCACGTATGCGGGCGAATCAGCTGTCGCGGTGGGTGCATCATTCGCACCGCAACAGAACCTGGTATTCAAAGCCACTGTTTCGACTGACACCCAGCATAACTTCGGTGCGGGTGCCGGTGTGATGGTGTCGTTCCGTTAATCGGCCAGGCGGCAAGGATGCCGCCGATATTCGAAAGCCTCATCAGTGGGGCTTCCAAATATCACCAATGAGGCTGCCATGAAAAAGTTTATTGCCGTGCTGTTCCCTGTCGCCCTGCTGTCGGGCTGTGTTATCGAACAACAACCACCAGCTGAAGTCGGTCAGGCTATCGCAGCCGGTGCCGTCCAGAAGGATGACGCCGGATTGTGCCATACCGTCGGTTATGCCTGGGGCATGTCCCACACTGCGCCGTCAATGCAAACGCGCCAGATGTACGCTGACGTGCTGGCAATCACAAAACAGGAAGTCGCAGAACGCCGCCTCTATGCCGACCCGGCATGCCAGCAGGCTATGGTGTCGGGCAAAGGCAAGGCTACCAGTGAAAATCAGCAGCGTTACGCAGCCGTGCAGCAGCAGACGCAGCAGGCGGAACGTCAGCAACGTGCGAAAGCGTATATCGCAGCACGCCCGCAGGGGCCGTCAGGCTCGTTCAGCGCCCCGATCAAGTATTCGGCGAAGTAACGCCACACCCCGATGTTAATCGGGCCTGTATGGCTTCCACAGGCAGGGAAACGGGGCCACCCCTAATCAATCGGAGTGTTAAGCATGGAATACATCAGCGTTACCATCGCGCGTGAAAGGGTTAAGCCCGGACAGTCGGTTCGACTGAATGGCCGGTCATACATTGCCAGCGCCCAGCGTAATGGCTATCTGTACTTATGGCGCGCGGTCCCTGGCGGCATAGCAATAGATCGCGATTGCACCAGGACAAACGCCAGTCTGGTCGAACTGCTGGTCGATCCTCGCGATGTGGCAAAATACAATTGACAATCGACCGCCGTTATATAGAATAGCTGTCGTCAACCGGGCGTTTTCATTCTTTCTGGCGAAGGCGTAAACAGCGACCCGTTCGACCCCTGATAGTCCTGACTACAAAGCCCCCAGCGCGTAAATTCATAATCATTGGATTTTAAAGGCCGCGTATGGGGGCTTTTTTTTTGCCCTTTTCGTCATGGTCGGTTGACGGCATGTAATGGCGCAATTAACATACCCGTAAACCACTAACAGGAAACACAAAATGACCGTAAAACTGTACAACCCTCGCGCACTGCTGCGCGGCGCTGCTAAAAAAATGCTGACCGATGCCATGGACCCGGATAATGTTGTCCTGTTCCGCGCTGGATCTACCGTCGTTAAAGGCCAACAAACCGTTCTGGGCGGCCATGGTCACGCTGCGAACGTGTATGGCGACGAACTGATGGGCAAGGTGTTCAAGCTGGTAGAATGCACCCCGGCTGAAATCGTTGGCTATCAGAAGCAGCTGAACAACGAAGCCGAACAGGAAGGCCCGCAGGCTTAATCACCGAAAGGCAAAATTTTATCTACGTTTTGTAACATCTTAGTAACGGTGCGCCATGACTGAACGTGACGAAGGAACGCGGGGCAACAACTCCGCGACATTCAGAAAGGGCAATAAAATTGCCCGTAATCGCCGTGTGGCCGTGAATGCGCGGTCGCATCGTGCTTTGTTAAACGGCCTGCGGATCGCTCAGGAACGCGCCCGCGATACTGAAGTCCGCCTGAAACTGGAAGGCGAAGGCAAAGAGATCGAGGAAGTGAATGCGATCCTGGCTGAACTGGAACCGCTCACTGATGATGAAGTCGAAGAGGGTTTCTGGACATCAGTCGCGCAGTTCGGGACCGATGCCGCCAAAAAGCTGATCGCCGAACGTATCAACCCGAAGCCGAAGATGCCGCTGATTAAGATCGGCGCTAACCTTTCGCGTGAAGAAGCAGTCGCAAAGATTTCGAAGATGATGGCCGCTGGTGAAATTTCGCCGGATGTAGCGCAGACCATGATCAGCGCCCTGAACGGGGTCGCAGAACTGGAAGAACGCAACCTGATGATCCGAATGACCCAGCTGGAAATCGAAGCAGTCGAACGCGGGTTGTTAGGTGCCAATGAAGACGACGATTAACCTTTCTCCGGCCCAACAGGCCATCGCCATGCAGTTACTGAAGACCGGGAAAAAATCCCGGTTTTTGCGTGATGCGGCCATGCGCGGTGAACGCCTGAAGTCAGCCATCAAACTGAAGAACGCGAAAAAAATCCCGTTCCCGAACATTGAATGGGTCGACTGCGAAGAAGACGCCGACGCATGGGTCCAGCTCGACAATAACGGGTTGTTGTCCCAGCGCGATGAAGATGGCCGCGTGACAATTTACCTGCCGTCATGGGCTGAAGAGTATTTCGCAGCCATCACCGGCAAACCGACCCCCACTTACCCTGAACCTGAATTGCTGGCTGCCGTTCGTTACCTCTGCGCATGGGGTGGCCGTGGTTCGGGCAAGTCGCGCGCGTTCGCCCTGATCGTGATGATTGTGGTGGGCTGGCTGTCATGGCGCGTCGTGTGCTGCCGTGAAGTGATGAACACCATCGCCGATTCATCGAAAGCCGAAATCGAAGCCGAAATCATCCGCTATGGCCTGGACGACATGTTCGAAGTGCAGGACAAGGTCATCAAAGGGCCGGAAGGCGCGCGCATCGTGTTCCGTGGCCTGCTGCGAAACGTGCAGGGCCTGAAGTCACTGTCAAACGTCGATCTGGCTTATGTCGACGAAGCCGAAAACGTGTCCGCTCGTTCATGGCGCGTGATGCTGCCGTCCATCCGTAAAAAGTCCGCCAAAATCGTTTGTGCCTTCAACCCATTCCGCGACGTGGATCCGACCTATCAGACGTGGGTCAGTAACTGCAAGTGGCCTGAATTCGAAAAGGGCATCCAGTGGACCGTGATCCGCAAAGTCAACTATGACCTGAATCCCTGGTTCGCCTTCACCAGCCTTGTTCAGGAATGTGAAGTCATGAAGCGTGAAGACCCGGAAGAGTGGGATCACGTCTATGGCGGTAACCCGGTCGGGGCGTCAGAACTGGCTATCATCAAACCGCGCTGGGTGCAGGACTGTTACGATCTTCATGTGCTGCTTACCGGTTCGCTGGCATACGGTCACGAATCGCGGCCCATCGGCGGGTTCGACCCCGGCGGGACCGAAAAGGGCGACCCCTCTGCCGTGTGCTATCAGGTTCAGAACGTCATCTGTCACATCGACGAATCACGCTTCCAGGATCCGCTGCTGGCGACCCAATGGGCATTCGATAAGGCGCTGGCGTTCGACTCCATCCTGGTGCATTACGACAAAGGCGGTGTGGGTCTGGGCAGTAAAGGCAAGGTGCGTGAACTCAATGCAGACCGCGAATCAAAGGGCCTGCAACCGCTGACCTTTACGGGGTGGGATGCAGGCGGCGAAGTCGTGCGGCCAGGCGACTGGTATTCACCGCGCCGGAAGATGTCCGAACAGTTCCGCGACTGGAAGGCGCAGGGCTGGGGCGTGCTGGGCGACCGTTTCAAGCATGGCTCACTGGCCCGGAAATACTTCACCGACTACATTCGAAATAAGGAACCACACTTCGACGATCTGAACGAATCCGAACAGTGGCCCCTGATTGAACAACACCGGGAAATGGCGTTCGCTTATATGGCCGATATGCTGGGCGACCGTCTGAAGTCCATCATCTCAATTGACACCAACAACATTGCCCCGAACACGCTGATCAAGATGAAAAGCGAATTGACCACGCCAACATGGATCCCGGCGGATGGTGGTAAGCGTGCTGTAATCAGTAAAAAGACACTGCAAGCGAAAGGAATCCCATCACACAACATTGCGGACGCGATAGTCCTGGCGTTCACGCCAGTCGCCGTCTCACTTTACGATTAGGTGCTGGAATGGCTCATTACGAAAAAAAGAATCAGGATCCCATCGAAATCATGGAAGACAAGCGCCGGTCTGAACTGGCGTCGGTGATCTACTGGCTGCGGAAGAATTGCGAGTTTGAACGCATCGATGGGGCGTTACACGTCTGTTTAGTCAGCCGGTCGACCATCAACCTGTTCGGCGCGAACGCCTCGCAGAAGGGCGAAATGATGCGCCTGAACATCGGTCTGGATGTCATTATGAAAAAGCTGAATGGGGGCGGTGGTTACCACCAGCTAAACGACGTGATGAAGGCGTGCCACATGGTCGCGGACGATCTGGAACGGGAAGCAATGACGCGCCGACGGGAAGACCGCCAGCGCGGAAGGGCTAATCCTGCTGCTTAGGGATTTCATTCAGCAGGCGGCGCAGCATTCGCCATTCATCCCACACACCGCCGGTGCCGATGCTTGAACGTTCCGGCGTTATGCAGGCAATGAACTCATTATCGGTGTCGGCGTTGCAGACGTAACGCCAAACCAAACCACGCGCCAGGGTCAGGATCTGTTCATTCGCCAGGTCGAACTGTCCATGGTCATGGGCTGCGACAGCCCCCATCAAACCACCAGCCGCATCTAAAACTTCCTGAACCGGCGGGATTACCACGTATTCACTACGCCATTGAATTTCGCCCTTTACCCGGTAGGCTTCTTTCATTTCCTGCGCCAGTTCGATAAGACGGTCGGAATGATCGCGTGAACTGGTCGCTTTGTTAATCTCAACCCGCAGGCTTTCTATCCGATAGTCGATGGCGTTTACCAGGTCGACGCCCTTCAGTGGTCCGATTGCTTTAGTCATTTTTGCCTTGCTCCAATACCTTTTTCATTTCGGCGATCTGCTGTCCGTGCTGCATTACTAACCCGCTCCAATATTTAACGACAAATGGTTCGCGGTACGCTTCAGCCTCTTTCCGTGTCGGGAAGTCGGTCCAGTAATATTTGGCACGGGCGAAGTAAGTGCGCGGCGAAGAAATGCCGCCTTCATAGCGTTCTTCGGTTTCGTTTTCGACGTCTGCGACTTCAATTCGCAGATCTTCCACGACGCCGGGGCGTGGTTCTTTCAATACCAAATAGCGGATCATTCTTTGTCATCCTCTGTTTTTCCGCCGGGGCAGTAATGCCAGCCTAATGGGTGGTCGTAAACCTTGCCACACAGGAAGCAGGGTTTTTCGTTCGGTGCCAGTCCTTCACGCTTCAGACCTTCCATTTCAGATATCGTGTATTGCGGGTGCTTCGGGTGCGGCCGGAAAGCGTTGTAATATTCGATTACTGATTGGCGGTGCAGCTTCCAGGCCTCATGCGCCTCATGGGCAGTGAGATTCAGCGTATTGAGGAAAACCCTCATGAACACTTCTGGCGGTGCATGCGGCAGATGTTCGGCAGGATTACCCGCGCTATCTGGTGGCCGTTTATAGATGGCGAACCATGGGCCAGCAGAACCACCTGAACGATTAGGCGGGCACACTTCGGATTCCTTAATCTGGTACTCACAGCGACTTTTAAGACGCATCCAGCCGGTGATGACCTGCTCAGGTTCAGCCGGTGACAATTCAGATAAAACGACAGCTGGCGTGGAATCGTCTAAAGGCATCCACTTAACGATTTTGGTTGCGCCAGAATCTACAAATGCGCGGGTTCGCTGCCAGTAACCACCCATGCAGGACAGCTGGAAAACGTCACCCAGATCGCTAACGGCGGCGACCGGGGCGGACCATTTATCCGGCAGGCATTCCGGCATTTTGTCTTGACAGTAAATCCAGCCAGGTTCAGGGGCTGACTTTGATTCCTCGCGACGGCGGCGCAGTTCCAGCAGCAGGCAAAGTAATTCGGCGCTGTCAGGACTCCAGTCATCGGACCGCATGTCGGTGAATGCCTCCAGCATTTCGATCTGCTCTGCCAGACCGCCGTCGGGCTTGCGTTCAATGTTCATTTGGTTTGCTCCTCAATGCTGCGCAGGATGGCGGCGTGGACATAAACAAGGCATTCACGCCAGGCAGACCGCGCCTGGTTGGTTTTGCCATCAAGAAAAAGGTAGTGAAGTGGGTGCTGGCTTAAATCCATACCTTTTGATCGCGCATATGCTTCAAATGCATACTGCTCTTTTCCATCGCATACTGTCGGCACCAGTTCCGCCAGGTCAGCGGCGGGCGCGGGGACGTCATTAAATGGCTGGCGATAAATTGGAATATAACCGGGACCAAAATCATCTTCCCCCACTTCACCATCAATAACGCCTCGCCCAAGATAAGCATCGTTCAACCAACCGATTGGTTTTTGCTTCGCCAGCTCAGCCAGCTTCGCTTCTAAATCGTTTGCCTCTTTGGCAAGCCCTGCGCGCTGCTGCCGAAGTTCGGAGTTTTCGTTCTCAAGGTTCTGAAATGCTTTAGCAATGGCGAGGATTGTTGCAGGGTCG